ATACTAGGGACAGGGTCTTTTGTATGTCAAAACAAAAAAGCTTATTACAAGCTTAAAGAAAGAGGATACACACACATCCCCGATATTGTACTGGAAAAAGGTTGCTCATACTGGGAAAGTAAAAGAAAATACAAGCCAGAAAAAAACAATACTGGGCCCGTCGGACAACAAAAATCAATATTTGGATGAGCGCTAGACAGCAATTAATGGAGAAGTTTGCCAAGGATATACTGTTCTTTGGTAAAACAATACGCCCTAAAATCTTTGAAGTAGAGTCTCCTGAGTTTCACAAAGAAATAGCGGCACACTTACGTCGCAGTCAGTACCAGTTTTTAAACATTATAGCTCCTAGGGGTTTTGCTAAAAGTACCCTAACGGCTTTTATGTACGTACTATGGCACATGTTTGTAGAAGACTTTGCTAATGGGCGAAAACAAACGCCTAAAGTAGTGGTATTAGTATCTAAATCTAGACCGCACTCTATTAACCTGCTTTCTACCATTAAAAATGCTTTAGAGCATAGCCCCAACTTTAAACGTATATTTGGTTATTGGGGCGAGCACTCAGCTCGCATATGGCGAGAAGACATGATAGTACTTAAAAATGGCACTACCATTGTATGTCGGGGTATGGGAACTCAAATACGTGGTATTAACGTAGACTCTATGCGCCCTACGCTAGTAGTGCTTGATGACGCTGAGGATGAAGAAAATACTAAGACAGACGTAGCATTAGACCGTAACCGCAGATGGTTCTTACAAGCGCTAGTGCCTATGATTAAGCGTACCCACCCAAGGGGGCGCATTGTCAATATTGGTACACCACAACACCAGTCATGTTTAGTGTTTACATTAAAAAGTATGCCTAAAATGTGGAAGACGCTGCACTATAGTGCTATTATTGAAGAAGAAGGGCAAAAGCCTAGATCTATATGGCCTGAAATGATGAACCTTAAAGACCTGACTAATCTTAGAGATGAAATGGAAAAGATTGGTAAATCATCTTCTTTTTACAGAGAGTATATGTGTCAGGTAGTAGGTGATAACGATAGCTTGGTAAATGCTAATCAACTAAGGTTTTGGGATGGCACTGTACACCGAAGCCCTGGTGGAAGATGGGCGCTTAATGTAACTCACAGAGGAATTACAGGAGAAGAAAAGCTAGAGCAATCTGAATCCATACCAATATTTGTATTTATGGGTGTTGACCCTGCGTCAACATTATCTACCCGTAGTGACTTTAGTGTAATCTTTATTATAGGTATGGATAGTGATAAAAATATATACTGCCTAGATTACTTTCGTAAGCGCGTAAAACCAATGGATTTAGCACATGCTATTATAGAAAAATTTGAAACATGGCAGCCTGAGCGCACTAGAATAGAAAGTGTTGGATATCAAGATATGATACGTGATTACTTAAGAACCGAGTATAATGAATACATACCAGGTCTAGAGATTAAACATAATCCTAGGAGTTCTAAATCACATAGGTTAGAAAGCCTACAGCCCATGTTTGCTCGTCATAAAGTATTTCTAAAAAAAGATATGCATGAATTTTGGGATGAGTTGATACTTTATCCGCGCGCGGCGCACGATGATACGCTCGATGGTTTTTATTATGCTCAATTAAAATCTTATGGTCCAACCGAAGAAACATCATATGTAGAGCGACAACATATGGATAATGAGCTAAAACACTTTGATTTTCACAAAGAACAAGAAAATTCATCATCTGATGATTGGCTTCTTGCGTAATACTAAAAAAAAGACGTAATTTCAACTATGAAATATAATAAGAGGTCAGGAACTTACGGTTACAGTAGAGAGCACCCAGAGCTATTTAACGACGAGCTTTGGAGAGAATATAGTTCAGCACAGCTAGAATGGAAGACGGGCGCTGATGAAAACGAGATGTTTGCCGCTGGCGTTCAATGGACAGAAAATCAAATTGATTTACTCAAAAAGCGTGGTCAGGGCGCCGTAGTCATAAACGCTATTACATGGGCTACCGAGCAGCTCAAGGCCATGCTTACCGCTAATAAGCCTAGGTTTTCTGCTACTGCACGAGAAGACTCTGATCGAAAAATGGCTGCTGTATTTACTAATCTTATGCAGTACATGTGGCATATATCTGATGGTAATTCAGAATTAAAACAAGCTGTTCAAGATTATGCTGTTATGGGTCGCGGTGTTTTGTATACTTATGTAGATCCTTATGCTAACAGTGGTCGTGGAGAAGTAAAGTTTAAAAGCATTGACCCACGAGATGTATATCCAGACCCAAATGCAAGCGATTATTTGTGGAGAGATGCTGCTCATTGTCTTTTAATATCTTATAAAACAGAAGACCAAATACTAAATATGTATCCTGACTTTGACATGAAAGGCGCTATGCCTCATGACGAAGAAAGAACTAATGATTCTGACCGAGTACCTCAACAAAACCAGTTATTTTCTGGTGACGTTGATGATGCTAATGTAAGTATTTACCGCATTATTGACCGCTATACTAAAGAGCAGGTAGAAGTTCATCATATTATAGACCCGTATTCAAACGAAGAATACGAAATGATGAAAGATGAGTATAAGGCTTACCTTGAAAAGCCAGCTATTATGATGGGCAATAACATTGTTACTCAAGATGCTGAAGTGCAAAACATTCTTACAACTATTAATAGCGCTGGTGAATTGCAGCAAACAGACGAAAATACTTATGTATATACGCCTGAGCCACAAATGAATCCAGAAACAGGAGAGGTAGTTAACTCTCAGCCAGTAATGGTTGTGATGATGAATATTAAAGCACTAATTGAAAATGGCACTATTGCTGACCGAAAAATAATGGTTACCAGGGTACACCAATGTATTACTATTGGTGACAAGTTACTTTGGCAAGGATACTTACCTACATCAGAGTATCCTGTTATTCCGCTAAACAATATGTGGAACAGAACTCCATATCCTACTTCTGACGTAACTATGGTTAGAAGCTTGCAAGAAATGATTAACAAACTAAATAGTTTAATTGTTGCTAACGCTGCTTCTTCTACTAATCAAAAAGTATTACTGCCTAGAGGCTCGCAAGATAAATCTCGTATAGAGCAAGAGCTAAATAAATCTGGGTCCACGGTTATTGAATACGATGCTGACATTGGGGCTCCTGTTATATTTGGTGCCCAATCATTTCCTAATGCACTATTTAGCCAAGTGCAGATGTATGTTCAAATGATTGAACGTCAATTTGGTATATATGCTATTATGCAAGGTGACGCTTCAGCGGCGCCGCAGACTTTTAAAGGCACAATAGCAATGGATGAATTTGGTCAGCGCCGTATTAAAAGCAAAAAAGATGATATGGAATCTAGTATTAACCAGCTTGCTAAAGTAATGCTTGATTATGCTAGAGCCGTGTATCGTGAGGAAAAAATTATACGTATTGTAGAGCCAAATAATTCTATTACAGAAGTGGCCATGAACACTATCAAGTACGATGATCTTGGTAGAGAGATTTCTAAATTTAATGATATATCACAAGGTGTTTATGATATTATTGTAGTTAGTGGTTCAACCCTACCATCTAATCGTTATGCTCAAATGGAGTATTACATGGAGATGTATAAAAACGGACTTATTGACCAGGTTGAAGTTCTTAAGAAAAGCGAAGTTGTGGATGTCGAAGGTGTGCTTGAACGATTTGGGTACATTAGACAGCTTGAATCTCAAATGCAACAACTACAAGAAGAAGTTAAAAAATTACGTGGAGACCTTCAGACGGCTGAGCGCGAAGAAGTGCATGCTAAAAAACGTCTTGAAGTTGAGAAATTTGCATCTAGTCTTGACTCTATTAAAAATAGAGCTGATGCCGCAAGGACCATTCAAGAAATGGAGATGAAACAGAAAGTTAATCAATTAACTGCTACTGCACCTGGAGAACAAAGCGAAGGCTTGCTGGGTCTAGGAATGGAGTAGCTTAACACAAATAAATAATTTATCTTATGGATAATACTAACGTACAAGCTGATGCTGCGAGTTCTAATAGTTTCATGGGGATGTTTAATGAATCTACCAATGATGCTTCTAGTGACTTAACAATTAGCAAAAATGTACAAACACCTTCACCTGAACTTGATGCTGTAGCGAAATCTGAAGAGGTTCCCGCAAAGGATTTAGAGCAAGGTGGAAATACCGGTAGTGGTCTTGAAGCAAAAGAAGACCCTGAACGAATGCAGTTTTGGCAATCCAAAGCTGATAAGTACAAGGCTGAGCTTGATGCTTTAAAGTCACAAGAACCCGTCTTAAAATACTTATCTGAAAATCCTGATAAAGCAACCAAAGTATATGATGTACTATTGGATAAGGGTTCCTCAGAGCAAGTAGGACCAACGGCTCCTGTGAGACCAGAAAGACCACAAAAACCTGCGAACTACAATCACGAAGACGCTATTGCGGATCCAACTAGTGATTCGTTTAAGTACAAGCAGGCTATGGATGAATTCCAGATTCAACTTATTGAATACCAGGATGAGGTAACAACTTATAATGAGAATA